CGGTTACAAGGTCTGTACCATATTTAGAACCAAACTTCGCCATTTCTACTGCTTGCTCTTGTGTTGCGCCTACACCATTAAGCAATTTAGAAAACTCATTAGCGATGTTTTCATCAACTACACCACCCTCAAAGGCTGGTGCAAAGTCATATTTGATTGGTTCAGGTACACTTTGTTGTTCGCCTTGGTTAGCACTTTCAGGGTTGCCACCTAGCAAAGTACCGCTATCATTCGTGTTTTGTTCTTGTGGTGTACCACTTTCCGCACTCATTGTGTTATCATTCGTGCCTTGTTCTAATTCTTCTGCCATGTGGTTTATTCACCTTTCTCTTTTAATGCCTCAAATAATTTTTGTTGTTCGATATATTCCAGTTGTGCTTGATGATATTTCTTTACACCCTCCACACCATCACCAATTTGTCCTAGCATATTCATGTATGCTAAACCTACTTTTCGTTTACCCTCGTTAAAGAATGTTTCAGAATTACCAGTAAACGATTGTTTCAATATGTCGGTTCGGTCTAAAAGCCTACAAAAAAACCACCTACCAAGTTCAGTACTTAGTACGTGGTTAAGTGCATCAATATCACGATCACGAATATATTCTTGTTTTGTTTTACTCATCTACACCCCCATACCCATTAATTGTTGCATTACTGGGTTTCCATCATTGGCTGCATCTGTTGCTTGTTTAGCTGCTCCAGCCATTTGAGGTGCTAGTTGTGCCATTTGCATTGCTTGTGCTTGTTCTTCTTGCTCTTGTTGTGCTTGTGCTTGCTGCTCCATAAGTTGTTGATACTCATCATTAGAACGAATAACCTTGATAGGTACACCAAGATTTACACCATAAATATCGGCTGCCTCTTCAAAGTTAAACTTTTGAACGATGTTTGCATTACCTTGTGCTAATGACATAATGAATGCATAGTACTGTTCAATATTCACCAAAGATGACATCTTCTGTGCTTGTGCTAATGGTGAGATGTATTCAATCTTAACATCTAATCCATTCAGCATTTCCGCTACTTCATCATCAATCGGAGGGAATATTCCAGCCCTATCCAAGATGCCATAAGTACGTTCAATGATTGGGTTTAAAAACTCACTTTGTAATCTTTCAACTACAGGTCCTAATTGTTGCATCTTTTCTTGTGTGCGTTCCATAACCTCACGTGCGGTCATTTGCCCTGCATCAAGGTTATCAAGCATTAAGAATAGGTCAGCACTATAAGCACGTTTTATGCTTTCTGATACAAACTGTATCTTCGCTTGTACATTAGCAACATCAATGCCTACATTGAAGATTGGCTCTACCTTTTCGTTAGTATCAACTTCCGTTACACCACCTGGAAATAGATTTACGCTACCGATTACACCAGATGATGCACTCATAGGTGGTTTAATTCCTAATTCAATAGCCGTTACTAAATCTTTTTCAAGTAGTTGTAACATCTGTGCATCTGACTGTGCGAACCATGCACACCCTTTACCATAACCGCTTAGATCATGTGTAGTGTGTCTTGCAATCGGTATCGCCCACTCCTCAAACCCACTATGTCGCAAAATTTCATCTGTGTTGCTATCCTCACACCAATAGATAGAGGAATAAGGCATATTCTTATTGCCCAGTTTTCCATTGCGGTCTTTGTTAGGTAATACAAACCAACAAACAATAAATGTACTTGCATTACCCTTGCCCTCATCATAAACACGTTTAACTTTGTCAGGGCAAGCATCATACCCAAACTCTTCAACTATTTGGTCAGCAGTCATTCGGTACTTGCGACCAAATGTATTTACATCACCATTACTACCACACTCTAATGCATATGTACCAATAGGATAAGATGTGAACCTAACACCTACTTTTGCATCAGGCATGATTGACATAGGTGCTTGTCCAAATGGTAACTCCATGTATGTTTGATGTACTGTGTTATAGAAATTAGACTTAGCAAATACTGCGTACAATATCTGCTCCCTATCATCTAATACTTCAGCAACCTTACTATTAGCAGCTAACTCAGCATTCTCTAACGTGAGTTTAAACCACTTTCTACTAGGCGGTGTCATACCGCTCATAACGCCACTAGCGAATATTTGGCAACTTTCCCAAGCTACACCGTTATTAATTTTATCGGTGTAGACTTTCGATTGGTCTTGCTCATCATCGAACACCCCAAGGAAAGGTAGTTGATAATCTCGAATATCTTTCCACCTAGAAATGTACTTTTGACGGTTATCGAACATCGCATTAAACTTCGCCTTAATTTTCGTGTAATCACGTTTTTTAGGCATCGTTTCAGTTGGTTGTCTAGCAAGCGTTGATAGGATAGTTCCTTGCATATCTAACCCCCTAATGTTGTTTTAGTGCCAGTTGCCGTAGATAAGATAGTACTTTCAAAACCTTTCTTACCTTTCTTTTTCTTTGCATACCAATCTTCACCAGTTGTTGTAGTAGCATCATCCGTTTGTACAGTCGGTGCTGGTGCTGGTGCTGGCATTGGTGTATTAGGCATCTTATTCTTCATGCACATTAAATCACCCCTTATCTTTTAAATGGATCATACTCTGTATTCGCATGAACCCTACTCCCTACATTCACTTTTTTATTGACCCTGAATGCAAAGGTCAAGGCTAATGCATCGCCTTTATTTGGAGATGGTAAACCACGTTCTTTCATGTCCTTTTTGCTTTCAAGTTGTATTCTGCCGTTCTTATCTATGATAGCCTCAGGACTTGTTATATCATCGTATAGTCCTTGGTCATTAGGTGGAATAGAACCGCCCTCTTTTAGCCATTCTTTCATCTCACCCCACATATATGCTCTCATGTTCAAGTACATATCGTTAGGCGCTTTACCACCAAAGGCAACTAACCGCCATCGTCTACCCATTGACTTACCGATACTATAAATACCTGTGCCGTACCCTTGGTCTATGAATACCGCATCTGCTTTGTATTCATCCTCTAATTGCGCAATGAGTTGTGCCATTCGCATATCATCGTCATTCTTTTCAATGGTTGCTAGGCACTTCATAGAGTAGCCGTTACGCATTACGATTTCTAACGTATCGCCACCAGTCCACGCTGGGTCAACACCAATGATCGTTGGTAAGTTGTTAAACTGTCCAACTTTGTATACTCGTTTCTGTGCCTCGTCAGCAATTTCTGCTGATATAAACTGTGTATCAGATGCACTAGGGAATAAACCTCTAACACGTACTTTTACAAAGTCGCTATCCTCACCATGAATATCTACCCATTCTTGCAATTTAGCCTTATTTGAGATTTTCACAGTACGGCTATCTATCTGATATGTAGTCCAATAATTACGATGTTTTCTGAAACATTCTCTAAACCTACCACTATTACGTGTAGGGTTACCAAACACACACCATATGATTTCCGTTTCTTTGTCTGTTAAAGCGCCCTCTGTTACTTCCCATATCTTATCGGAAATAGCTGATGCCTCATCAAAGATGATAAGTATTCTATTACCTTGATTGTGTAGACCAGCGAATGCCTCTGGGTTGCTTTCGCTCCATGGAATAGCATCAATGCGCCATGTCTTTTCATACTGTTTGTCAGCACTAAACAATGCGGTAGCCGTATAGGTGAATAGTTCTTTACCTATAAATAAGTTGTACCATTTGTTAAGTTCCGCCCAAGTCTTAGACTTTAACTGTGTATCAGTATTAGCGGTTACAACTCCACGTGTGTTTTCATGTGTAGCAATAGCAAACAGAATTAATAGTGAAGAAAAGGCGGACTTCCCAATACCATGACCTGATGCAACTGCAATTTGTATTGCTTTGGCCAATGTCTTACCCTTACGTAATTCTTCACCTATTTTAGTGAAAGTCTTTACTTGCCATTCATCAGGCCCATCAAAATTTTCAAGCGGTGTTCCTTTTTCTCCCCAAGGAAATGCGAAATATACAAAGCCTAATGGATCATGAGTAAACGAACCCAATGCATCAATCAGTTGCGCTTTGTTGTATTTCATCTGACTTTACCCTTGCTTGTTTCATCCTATCGGATATATCAATTTCTATTTCTGCATCTAGTTTCACCTTGTCAGTAAATAGCATATGCCGTTTACCTAAGAGTTCCGCTGCCTTAGTTCTATCTGCTACAGATACATCTAAACCAAATGCATCTTTTTCTTCGCCACACATAACCCTAGTGAGATATTCCAATACTTCATCAGCCGTTGCGATTGTGTTTTTACTACGCTCATTCATGACTGCATCTATATATTGGCGCACGTTTATTTTTGTTAATAACTGACTACCCTTACTTCTTGCCGTCTTTTCTGAATATCCAGCCGTAATTGCACTCTGTGTTCCGTTGGTGGTCTTAACGTATTCATCAGCGAATATGCGTTCTTTCTTAGTTAGTTTTTGTGCTAATTCTTCTATATTCGTCAATGTTACTCACCACCTTTATATGCTTTAACTAAAAAAAGTAACACCTCGTGTTGCTTGGTGCTACTATACTCACTTTCTTTTTTATAGAGTTGTCCTTGTTTAAAGGTCTTACCCTTTTTGTACTTGTGAGGGAATGTTAGTTTATATTCCTCTTCCGTGTACATTCGACTGACAATATATATCTTGCAAGGCTTATCGAATTTGCTCCATGATTGCCTTGTATCCACCACATATCGTCTGCCGTTCATCTGTAATGCCTTAAGTAACTTCTTTATCGTTGGTTGATAATTCACACAAAGCACCACACAATACCGATTAAGATTAGTACTGCACATACGATAGCTAAACCATCGATAAGTGTAATCATTGTATCGCCACGATGTTCATAAGCATATTTAGCTTTAGCCTGTAGGTCTTTATTGTTCAAGTCCTTTGCTGCTTGTTTGAATAGCTTTCTATCTTCAATGAATTGTTTGATTGCTTTAATCATTTCAATACTTCGCCACCTTTCCTTTTGAGTTTCCCATGTGATCGTACACATAAGCCGTGATTACATTTACTAGCACCGCCATATGTTATGTATGTTTGACAAAGTCCGTCATACTCTATTGTCTTTGCGGTACATATGCCATTCTTATTGTTAAGGCACTTCTTTTTACAACACACAACATCTGTCATAATCTCCCCTTTATGATATGTTTATGCAAGAAATGGAGTATATCCACGTAGATATACCCCATTTTGTGATAGTTTTATTCACTTACATTATGTTAATTATTCAAAACCAAAGTTATACCCTCGGACTTCTGCCGATGTAACCACACAGGAATTAGCGTTCCTTCTAAAACTCTGTATCATTGGTTAGTTCCTAGGAAACCAATATAACTTCAGTTTTCAATAATTACTCAAAACCAAACACGCTGCAATAGATATGACATGGAAACAATTTGGGTTATTTTGGTCTAAAACCTTATAAAAAATGCAGCATGTTCAGTTTTCAATAATCAATGACACACTCAATACCAACAACTAACATTTTGATGGATCGTAATCGTGTTAGGTTAAGTAACAACAAAATATGAATAAAGTTCTTTTGGAGGCTGCTAGTTGTCAGTATTCAATGTGTAACCAATATAGGGTAAGTTCGTATCTGAAAATGTATAATGTATAAACTATGCTTGATGATATTCGACTTACCCTGTATCAGTCAGCAGTAAAAATTTACATATAAAGTTTTTTCTTAACACATACTTCAAATTGAAATTAGAAAAAAGTATAGTGTTATTTCCTAGACTATC